CGTGGTGGGTGGGAGTGTGGCTATGCCGGAGTCCGTCGATTGCATTTCCATGACCAGATACATGATGATTACCTCCTTAGCAAGTTAAAGCAAGTTTTAGCAAGATTACTTAGCAAGTACGAGAGTCACCGGGCCGGTGTCCGACCAGATGAAATTGTCTCCGGGAGTGACTGCCAGGCGTCCGGGTGTCAGCTGGTAGGTCTCATTGCGGACGCTTACTGATGCGTAATGCCCTTGAAGTGCGGTTTTTATCGCCGCCTCTGTCGTATAATCGCTGTCCTTGATTGCGATGTAATTCGCACCTACGAGTCCGCGGTTTGTGGTAATGGTCTTGTCTGGTATATCAGCCAGTGCGCCGCTGTCCGGGTAAGCACTCGGGTAGCAGTCCGCCGGGTTATTGCCGCCAGTGGTGTAGGAGCGGTATGTATGCCCCGACGGTAGTGTGCCCCTAAAATACCCATAAGACCTCAAGGAATAGGTCAAGCTGCCAAGGTCAACACGGATCCTGTCCACCGTCAGCACCCCGGTCAGCACGTTCAGAGATCCCTCGGCGACAGTCACATCAGATGACCAGTCGTACACGTAGACCGTCAGGCCTTTGGGTGTCACGAAGGTCTCGTCGGCGGCTGCGGGAACGAACATGGGGGAGAAGGTCAGCCCCTCGGCTGAGGTCCCGCTCTCGATGGTGATGCCGATGCTCACCGCGTTGGCACTGTTGGTGATGGTCACGTCCGCGCCGCTCCCGGTGTCTTCTGCTTCTCCAGAAATGCCGCCGCCGGAGATCCACAGGAAGCAGGTCTGGGACAGGCCACCCTTCAGGCGATAGTCCCCAGCCGGAAGGCACAGGCCGTTGGACGTGTGCGCGAGGTAATAGGTCGCGTCTCCGCCGGTGGCCGTGCCGGATGTGGATATCGTGCCATCGGAGTTGATGGTGAAGGTCACGCCGTTGACGGTAACCGGGGAGCCGCTGTAGTACGGATACGGCAGGATGTTTCTGCCTGAATAGGTCAGGTTCATGCCGGTGCGTCCGGTTATGGGTCGGACGTTGACGAAGCTGGGAGTGCCGCTCCCGGTTTGTATTAAAGGCATATTTACTGCAAACTGCGCATTTACTGAAGCCATGCTCACGCCTGTCTGCTTGAGCGGGGGAGATCCCAGAAGCACCGGATTGCCCAGTATGCCCATCACGCCACCTCCGTCACGGTGATCTGGAGAGTCAGCGCGGAGGAAGGCGCCGCGCCCAGAGCGGTCACGGTGACCGTTCCCGATGTATTCTCCGGGATGAGGGCGATAACACCGCCATCGATCAAATCCGCCGTCTGTGCCGCTGTAAGCTGTATATCCACCTTGCTGTTTGCCGTCAGCGTTACGCCTGTAATCGTTGCTGTCTGCGTGTAGGGGCCTGAGCCGCTCCACGTGGAGGATAAGGCCATTGTGCCAGTCTTGATGGGGTCTTGCTTTCCCGCCGCCAGATTATATGCTGCTCTAACCGCTGACGGGGTAGCTGCCAATACTGTGCTTGTCGATGAAGTAGAAGCAGATAACTTGGTTAAGCCGTAATATGTGGCAGTAGCATGTGGCCCGTTGACAAGTCTCCACACATCACTGGTTTGGTCATAGATCAAATCTTTGACAGATCCCGCATTCCACTCATACTGCACTGCTTCGACAGTCGCAAGATAGATATTTTTAGCGGCCAAGCTATTAAGTTTTAATGTCGGCGTACCGTTATAGGATTGAGCGTTTACAAATTTAACCCTTATTTGAAGACCATCACTCAGTTCCGTGATACCGGAAATGGTAACTTCCTTCTGTTGCGTGGCTGCCGCTGTTGAACACGTGCCGTAGTACACCCCTGCAAGCTTATCCGCTTTGCTTGTATCTGTAGGATGAACGTGGTCGCCTCGGGCATAAGCCGTCGCACTACCGGGCGACGCTGTACCGTCCATTGCCGGATTTGAGGTATACGCGCTTGGGATATCAGCAGCCGAAGCCGCTCCTACATCTGACGCAGTAAGTGCTATATCAGAAGATAGTGCTTTACCATTTACTGTACGCGAAGTAGGTACTGCTCCTATACTCGCGGCAGTAATTGCAGAATGTAACCAACCCTTTATTGTAGAAAAAGAAAACCGTTTATTAACTCCGCCGCTAAGACCGACGGCCTCATCAGAATCGTCAATACCTGAAGCTTGAGGAAAATCACTAAATTTTACACCATCAGCCACAATTTCACCTCCCCCTTTTCTCGGTTATCATACGATGAGTATTACTGCCAGAGCCGTAGAAAAATAACGCATCAAATGTATCGGCAGACAGATACAGCGGTAATTGGTATGTGCTTGCATCACCATCTTTATACAATAATATGGCGTATTCATTAACCACACTATTATAGAAAAAATACAGATACGCTGGATCGGGATCGGTATACGACGCTGACCAGTTAACCTGAGGAGGGTAAATTCCTTCTGGAACATTGGTAAATGAAATATAATAGTTTAATAAATTATCAGATTTATGAAAGTGAAATTCGGCTCCAGTATCCTCTATTGTGTAGTCACCGACTCCAAGTCCTGCTGAAATCGGTATATCTTCCGCATAAACAATCCACGCTCTGTTAATACGATAGTCGATAGTTGTTATTGGCGGCGAACTGCCACCTACAAATGATATTTCCTGATTATACTGCTCATCTATCATATATCTGCCGTTTTCGGTAATAATAAATGTTGACGGAGATACAGGCGGCTGCGGTGCTATTCCGGGGTATCGTCCCAGTTTCATGCCGGTAAGCACACCTGCCATAAAACTGTCACGGTCAAACATCATATAAGATGCACCTCCGCCATTTGCATTAAATGCTGGAATTCGTCTTCATAAAGAGGGTTACCGTTAATTAGGCCGATGTTCTCGCCGTTATAATGAAAAACAGGATAATTCGTGATTAATTCGCTTGCACCGCCCCAACTCGGACTTTGCCCAGTACCGCGTATATACCAATGCATGCCCAAATAATCGTACTCAACACGGCTCCCGCCCACATTTGGCACGGAAAAATCTGTGTTGGTTTGCACTGTGGAAATCAAATACAAAAAGACCCAATCCCCAGACCATTGAGAATCACAGATGTTTTCACAAACAAAGCATATAGCATATCCATCACGGTTTTTAGTATACGGCGTTCTGGTTGATTGCTCTGCTGTAGCAAGTATGGTATTTGCGTCATAAACCAAAAATCCTGGAGACGCTGTCCAACCCAGCCCGGTATCTGGATAAGGCTCAACATTTTGAGATTTTTGTACTGGCCTCCATAACATCCTACCAACAGCCAGCCCCGCCAAAAAACTGCTTTCATCGTAAGACATTACCACACCACCACAGTCGCATGACCGTCTCCATCTGTTATTGTCACTGGCATTCCAGAACCATCAAATGTTACAGTATACTGATTAACCGAGCCACCATCCACAGTTTCTGTAAAGCTTCCGTTACTCCAATTAGAAAAATCTAATCGTGTAGGTTTTCTCAAACCGTGCAAATCGAGATATCCGCTGTTGTTCATGGTCAGCCCAAGCGCATTATTATTTCTGTCTTCAAAGGAAATTTCAAACGCGTCTGCGGACTTGTATAAAACACCTTTAAGCCTTTCATCGCCTGATGTGCCAGTCCCTGCTCCGAGTACTATTTTAGGCTCATAATACTGACTGCCCATGTCAAAAGACCAGCTTGCTTTTACAGTGTCAGTGTATACATATGTCCAAATCTCATGCCCCTGTCCCATGTTTTCAGTCGTGGCATAGATTCTCTTCCCGTCTTCATCTTGCGGATAGCCGTCGGAGTCATAGCTGTGCGGTATCTCTTGCCAATATAGGCTTGTGCCGTCACGGTTTGTTGCTTGTACTTTTTGCGATGGGTCTTCGACGTGGCCGCTGATAAATTGGATTTCGTGGTCTTGGATTTGCAGATAATTGTCATCGCTGGAATCCTGTTTGCCCCACAACAAAACCCTCTTGCTGGTGCTGACTCTATCGACCGTTAATTCAGACACATCGCCCATCTCGGCATACAGCGAGTCGGTGAAAACCGCATCAGCCCCCAGAACGCCGTCGAAGATATAGTCGCCCTTCACCGGGTCAAAATAGATGCGGTCTTTCATCGTGCCGTCGACTTTGGCGCGCATGGTGAAGAGGTCGGAGTTGAAGACCGCCTCGCTGGCCTCATCTGACCGCCTGATCGTGATGCCGTTCTCGCGGTCAATCGTCACGCCGTAGTAGGGCGCTCCCTCTTTTATTCGGGCTTCCAGAGCCGCACTGACGGCGTTGGTAAAGTTGGGTATATAGTCGCCCGTTGTCATGGATATCGCCATCGGGTGGAACGGGTCGTAATCCAGAGTCAGCACCCGTGTCGTGACATCCAGATTGAGCGAGGTGTATTTTATTCTGACCGCATCGCCAAGCGCGAGATGCTGGAGTCGCGACAGTTCCACCGTGTACGTCTGCGTGTCGCTCCGGGCTTCGAGCGTGACGGACAGAGCCTTGACGTTTTCCTTGTCACTGAGCATGACCGTCGTGGCACTTCCGGCATGAGCCAAAAAGTTGATGTTTCGCCCTGTATAGGTCAATTCAGCCCCACAAGCCAAAGCCCACTGCTGGAGTGCGTCCCTCTTGTTGGTATCCTCGTTGATGGTGATGCTCCATGTCCCGGTTACCGTCACCGTTCCCACCGAAAATCCCGTCCCGGCCAGGATCGTGGCGAGGACGGTTGACGGTGTGCCGGAGAAATGGGCGGCGACCTGAAGCACGTCGGCCAGCCTGTAAGAAATATGCTCACAGGAGACCGTAACGGCCACGCCCGCCCCTTGATTCGTCGCTTTTGCGACTCGCACCACGTCAAAATAAAAATCGCCAAGCCGGACTTCGTCGCCCACCGCGATGCTCGGAATATACCGCCCCGGCATCGTGAAATCAAAAGTACACTCGCCGTTGAGGCTCTGGTGGAGCGTGGACATCTGGATCGCGTTGAGCGTGTATTTGAGCGTCGTTCTGTCGGAGGCATATATATCAATAGCCATCTATATCCCCCTTATGCCAGGGACCCGCCGTAATTTCTCACGGACGCGATGCCCTGTGCCCACTGTATCTGGGCGATTACTTTCGTCAGCAGCTGGCCGTCGATATTGAGCGGGATCGTGACCGCCATGCCGCCCGCGCCGCCGACGGTCACGTCAGCCACGCCGGAGACCATGTCCGCCGGGTCGAAGGTCTTCGCCATCGCCTGTGCGAGTCTGCTCTGGCCCTCTTTCAAGCCCTTAATAAACAGGTCGATCATATCGGGCGCGTAAGTGTGGAAATCAGAGAGCGGGCCTTCTTTCGGCTCGGAGAATCCGATGAAGTTCTTTATCGTCGAGCCGATACTGGACACGCTGTTTTTGAGGTTTTCCCACTTCTCTTTTATACCGCCGATAAAATTGTCGATGAGATCGCGGCCCCAGTTCTTTGCGTTCTCGATTTTCTCTTTCAGGCCTGACCAGATCTTCGAGACGAATTCGCGCCCCATGTTGACCAACTTGAAGAAGTTCTGCGTCAGCCCTTCGCACAGCTTGACGATTATCTCCAGTGCCGCCTTCAGCAGTTTCGGCGCGTTGGTGATGATGGCCTCCACCAGTTTCGCCACGATCTCCGGTGCCTTTGCCACCAGTTCCGGCAGTGAGTTGATGAGGCCTTCTGCCAGTGCGATGATGATCGCGATGGCGGCATCGATGAGCAGGTCAATGTTGTCGATGAGTGCCTCAACGATGGTGATGACCGCATTGACCGCCGACGGGATGAGTTCCGGCAACGCCTCAGCGAGACCATCACATACCGCCAAAATCAGCTGGATGCCGCCCTCCACGATGGTGGGCAGATTGTCGATGAGTCCCTGTGCCAGCGTCAGGATGAGTTGCACCGCCGCGTCGATGATCGTCGGCAGGTTTTCCATGACCCCTTGGAATAGTGCGTTGATGAGGTCCCCCGCTGCCGATACGATGACATCAATGTTTTCGAGCAGGGCGTTCGCAATGCTGGTGATGATGGTCACTGCCAGGTCGAGGATCTCCGGCAAAAATGCCATCACCCGGTCGATTATCTTCGGCAGTATCTCGCTGATGACATCACTCAGTTTGCTCAAATCGCCGTTCGCGTCCAGAACGCCGTTCGTAAACTCTCCGAGCAGGTCCACACCGTCGCCCGCCAGTTCGGTGAGCATCGGGAGAAGGATGGTCCCCAGAGCGTTCTTGGCGGCTTTTGTGCCGCTCTCCAGTTTTTGCAGCTGGTCGTCAAACTCCCCGAAAGCATCCAGAGCGTCTTCACTCATGACCGCTCCGGCCTTGTGAGCCTCTTCGGCCAGTTCTTCCATCTTGTCCGCTCCGGCTTCGATGAGCGGGTTCAGATCCGTCGCGGATTTGCCGAGGATCTGCATGGCCAGCACGTCGCGCTCGGTTTCATCCGTCACGTTCCCCAGAGCGTCGATAAGTTCCCAGTAGACCTCTTCATCGTCTCTCAGGGACCCGTCGGTGTTCGTGACCTGTACGCCAAGTTTTTGATATGCAGCGGTGAGGTCCTTGTTCCCGTCTCTGGCCTTCGTCATGCTGGCCAGATTCTTCTTCATGGACCCGGTGATGGTGTCCACGCTCACGTCCATCAGTTCGGCGGCATACTGCAACTCTTGGAGTTTCTCCGTGGACATCCCGGTCACGGATGACATGGTGAGGATGTTATCGGCGTACTCCGCGCCCTCGACGGAAAACTGGACCAGAGCCTTGCCCGCTTCGACTATTGCCGCCGCCGCCGCAGCTGCCGCCGCCGCCATGGCCTCCCCGACGCCCGCCACGACGCTCCCAAGACCTTCCCATTTGCTCGAACTGTCTGCTGCCTGTTCTCCGGCTTCTTCAGTCTCGTCCCCGGCCTTGTCCGCGCTGTTGGCCTCTTCCTTGAGGTCTTGGCTTGCCTTGTCCAGTTCGTTCTCCATCTTGACGAGCTGGGCGGTGGCGTTATTGACGGCCTGTTGCCACTTCAGCGTCCGTTCGTCGTTTTCGCCGTATTTCTCTGCTGATTCCTTCAGTCCTTTGGAGAGCAGTTCGATTTTCTGTTGCTGTTTTTCGATGCTCTCCGTCAGGACTTTGGACTTTGCGGCAAGTGCTTCTTCCGACTTCTCCTGTCCCTTGAAGGTCTCCTCGACCACTTTCATCTCAGAGCCGAGTGTCTTTATCTGCTCGTTGATGTTTTTAATTTCTTTGCGAAATTCGTTTTCCCCGCTGATGCCTATTTTTGGCCCTATATCAACAGCCACAAAATCACTTCCTCTTCAAGAGATCCCAGAAGTCCTCGTTCTTTTTCTCTTTGGCCATGCCGTTTTTAATCTGGTCAATTGCGATGAGTTCGAGCAGTTCGCCGAACGGGATATCCAAGGTCTCGTCCATGCTCAAACCAATATGCAGACCATACCACAAAAGCCAGGAAGGGCTGACAGGCCCCTCCCGGCTCACACGTTTTTTGATTCTGCGGTCACATCCTGTTGGCTGCTGGCCTCTATCGCCTCGCCTGTAATGCTCTGGAGTTCCAGCAGGTCGTTGATGTCATATAAGTCAAGGAGTTCGTCCTCTGTGGGCGGCTCCGGGCATTCGATCCCATTCCTGTCTGCGTAACGCTTTCCCGCGTCCATGAGCGCACCCAGAAGCCAGATGACGGCATCCATCGTCTCTTCGAGGTGTTCGCCCCCAAGTTTGCTCCGGATGCCGTCACGGCCAAAACGCTCACTTATCCCCCGCGCAACGCGCAGGGAATAGCAGAGGACACGGTCAGCGCCGCAAATATGTCTTGTAATAACCTTCATTTGCGGCTCCCTTCATTTTCAGCTGTTGCTGACTTTCAGATAATCCTCAAGGATTGCGATAGCGTCTTCCTCGCTGTCGAGGAGTGTGCTGATGCGATACCACGGGTGATTCGCGGCATCGCTGCGAAGGATGGTCGCCTCGATCTCCGGGGTCTGCCACTCGATGGTCTCGCCCTGAGTGGCGACGGACAGGTCGGGGTTTTTGAATTTGATTTTTTCAAGGATAAACGCCTGATACTTGTACGCGCCGTCCACTTTCTTTTTGAGGATGCCGCCGAGCGCGAAATACGGCGCGGCCTGATTGTCATTGAAGACCATCCACTTGGGAGAGGTGGTGGCGGTGGTGGTGGCTATCTCTTCCTCGACAAGCCCCAGCGCGACCTTGAACGCCTCAGGACGCAGGTCATCGGTGGTTATGGTCACCGTGCCGCCGGAGAACTGGGAATCGGTCTCGGCGGGGCCGTTGTCTGCGTACAGGACGTTATCGTCCGCGCTGTCGAGCGCAATGTCGATGTTGGTGTACTTGCCAAGCACTGTCCGGGCGCTGTAAGTGATCGTGCCGGAAGTGTTGACATACGTGCCGATATACGGCTTCGAAAGACCAATGTTGGCCA